GAAGACACCGATCGACTTCGAAGAGATGCGTGCTACCACGCGGAAGGAAGACCGCATCATCGACACACTGGAACCGGTGCTTAACCAGCATCGTCTCGTGATTGACCAACGTTTGATTGAGTGGGACTATACCAGCAATCCAGACATGAGTCCAGAAGAGCGGCTGCCTCGTATGCTCATGTACCAGCTTACCAGGATGTGTCGCGAAAAGGGGGCAGTCAAACATGACGACCGCGTCGATGCTCTGGCGTTGGGGGTCAAATACTTTCAGGATATTCTGGCTATCTCCGCAAAAGAGGCTCTCATTCAAGCAAAGCGGGACGACTGGGTCAAGATGGTCCGGGCGTTCCAAGAGCACCCTCAGACGGCCACAGATCGCCTTGTTTTGGGCGCAAATTACGACAATTTGCAGTCCGACGAAAACGTAGTCCACCACTGGGTTTAAGGTAGGATGCTCATTATTACCGGAAGTGTGGTGCCTTCCGGTGTGGAACAGCGGTATTGGGGGGACCGAACCCCATCGTCCCCCCTCCCAACGTTTCACGTCGATTCCTAGAAGCACCACAGATCTTCTTTTTCTTTTGTCAACGCCCTTCGGGCGAGCGTTAGGAGCGGTTAGGGAAGACGGAATCGACACCCAAACAAAGACACCTTACTAGCTATGGTTAGTGAGGGGCGAAGCCCCGAGCGTTAGCTTTGGATAATCTTTGAAAAAGACCAACAAAGCAGACCATAACGTATACCCCTTGTTCTTCTTCTTTTACCAACCCAATGACTACTTGTCGTCTTGTTTCTATTAACCCAGACGCAGAAGAAATGATTGCTTACTGTGCCAGAGTAAGTAATCCGCAAAACCAAGAGAACCACCAGACCGTGGAGAAGCTGCTTGGATATTGTATTAAGCACGGTCATTGGTCCATCTTTGAGATGGCTAACATGGTGTTAGAAATCAACACCACACGATCAATATCAGCTCAAATACTGCGTCATAGGTCGTTCTCTTTCCAAGAGTTCAGTCAACGCTATGCACGCATGGATGAGCTTGGGGGTATTGATCTTCCTCACCTGCGTAGACAAGACACAAAGAACCGACAGAACTCTGTTGATGATCTGACTCCAGAACAAACCCAAGCGTTCTACCGACGCATAGCACAGCACTACGCAGAGGCAGAAGACCTCTACCACGAGATGGTGTCGTCTGGTGTCGCTAAAGAATGTGCTAGGTCGGTCCTTCCCTTGAATGCCCCTACGCGGCTTTACATGAACGGTACGCTTCGTTCTTGGATTCATTACATCGATCTTCGTACTGCTAACGGTACGCAGCTCGAACATCAACAGATCGCTGATTCGGCTAAGACCATCTTCATTCAACAACTACCTCTCATAGCGAGGGCACTTAAATGGAAGAGATGACGCATGAGCAGTACGAGAAATGGCTTGCTGTAAAGACAGCATTGGAACGCAGTGGCAAGACAGATTCGGTCTTCTATGAAGAAGCAATGAATCGTCTTCGTTGTCGTCCCTCAGCTCCGTACGCCAAGGCTGACGCACAAATCACGTCCAGAGACGTGTTCTAGCCCCTACAAGACCCCTCCGACTCACTTCAGGTGTCAGTACACCTAAAGCTCCTCGGAGGGCCTCTACGGGGGCTTACAGGCGGCACTCATGAATTTTGACACAAAAATGCGAACCCCTTGCGGTGGCTGGACGGCGGCGACTACCCCCCAATACCCCCTGCTGTTTTATATTTATGGCCGCCCCCTATGCCGTTGTAAGTATAAATGTAACGCAATGTAACGTGTAGTAACGCGGGCAGCAATTGTTTATACAAACTATGTGTGTAATTGTTTATATCTTCCTTGTATCTTCTCTCTATCTGTGGCCCGTTGCCGAAATGTTGCGTGAGTGTTGCGAATTGTCAACGCGACCTTGCCAACCCAGCAATCCGCGGCAATATGTACTCAACAAGCGGCACACATCCGACCCACGGACGCCATTTGTTACGGAATGTTACAGGCTTTCCTTTTTTTGCCTTGTTTCATTCCATACTCTCACAAGCCACCGACTGGTCCGCATTATGTACGTTTGTTACGAAGACAGCGTCCTAGGCGCTGCTGACAACGACGGCAATCTAACATTCAAACAAGCGACGCGCTTACTTGCCGACCACGGTTTCACACTCGCTGATGTCTACGAAGACGATCATGGGGTTGATCCTGTCTGGCTTGATCAGCGCAACGCTCAAGCCCTACTGTTCTGGTTAGGTTACTAAATGTTACTGTTCTTCGCCTGTGTCGCCTTTGTTGCTGCGACCTGTGTCACAATTCCATCAGTCAGCCTACTTCTCTTGATGGCTGGCCTTGGCTCTTTGATTCTTCGCCTCTACATCTAATGACCAAAGCACAAGCAGTCTCAGAGTTTCGCGAGTGTGTTGGCCGATCTTACGATCATGACGCCATCGCCAAACGTGAAGCTTGGCACGCCTTTGTTGACTCCATGGTGCGAGACAATCTCGTGACTGAGCGTCAACGTGCCACATGGTCCTGTCCCTTCGCTTGATTGTTTCAAATGGTTACGATTGGCATCTTTAACGAGTCTACGGGCAATTGGTCACCCTACGCTAGGTTCCAAACCTACAAAGAGGCAGACGCAGCCTATGATTCTATTTGTGATCTTTACCCCAACTCTTGGGTTGAGATACTTGATGGAGCTTTAGCTAATGAGGCTGTGTCGCTTTACATGCCATGATGCACGTTTCCAAACGTGAGCTAATGGAGAACCAGCTGATAGAGTTCTTTCTATCCGAGCACATCGACCTAGAAGATCTGCCTCAGTTGATTGATGTGGTTCTCCATGTCCAAGGTCTTGATGATTACGAATTGTTACAGACCTTTGCCCAATTCTTTGGCGACCGCAACAGCTGACGCTACAATCATCACAAGCCATCCGCACCACATTCAATGGCAACCCCCAAAACAAAGCACCGCGCAACCACGCGCTACATCAAGGGCATGTTACAGCTGGCGACAGTTGCTGACATCGAACAGGGCAAGAAATGGTATCAACGAGCCTATACCATGGCTGTCAAGCTGATGCATACCTACGATGTAACCATGGGTCAATGTGTCGGTGTCATTGCAGCACTGAGTCCTAACAACAAGTGGGAACGCAACTGCAACGACGCTGAGGCCATGATAAAGGCTTGGGCCAATGGCTGTGACCCTACATCAGTCAAGGTCTGCACCTTTAACAAGAACAAAGAGAAAGCAGCAGCCATCCTAGATCTGCCCGAAGACTTCACCACCGAAGACATTGAAAGCATTCTCAGTGGTCGCAAGGTATGCGCCTTCTATCGCTGCATCATGGGCTTTGATGATGCTGTGTGTATTGACGGTCATGCCTATGCAATCTGGCTTGGCGAGCGCGTGCCTACGACTAAAACTCCAAGCATCAGCGCCAAGCTTTACGAAACAATCTCTCGAGCATACATCAACACAGCTAGTGTGTCGTTTGACCTCGTGGGTGAGTGTCTGACACCCGCCCAAGTCCAAGCTGTTACTTGGGTTACTTACCGTCGTCTTCTTGGTTATTGATCATGGCTTGCTGGATTGATGCACTCAACGCCGACAAGGTCTACGTTGCACTGCGCGAAGACTTCATCAAAACAAACAAAGACAGAGATAAACTACTGTCTAAGATCAGGCCATTGATTCGTGACATCACAACACTCGATGTCATGGATGATGTCATGATTCGAAAGATGGGCGATGCTGAAACTACCAACAAAGCTCAAGACAAAACACTAGAACAAATCACTGGTGTTGATGGTGAGTCGTGGTGGTGGAAGTATAGTCATAGCACTGATCTGATTCGTGACATGATCATTGCTAAATGTGTTGAGGTTGCCAACATCAAGGCAACACTGGATGCGGTTTTAGAACAGCGCAGCGCACTCGATGCTGAGATGGACGACTACCGCGACAAGTTCCGCAACAAGTTCAACAAAGAGGCAGCCAATGAAGCATGAGTACTATGTGTCGTTTGGCACTAAGTCTGGCCGTGGTGGCTGGTTCATCAAAGAGCAGATGGTGATCATGGCTCGATCAAAGGACGAAGCAATGATCCTTGCCAAACACTACTGTAAACCCCATGAGCAAGTGCTCGACATTGAGGTTTGCAACATGTATCAAGGGGCCTAAGGGCCTCTTTTTTTTGCCAATTCTTTTTATATTCACAAGCCGCATTCCCGCTAGACTGGGGACGGCCACAACCACATCTCATCATGACTGTCTGGCCTGATGCTGACGCTGCTCGGATTGATCCTGAGATTCTTCAGCGCTCCACTACTTTGTCCCTTCGCCTGATTTACGATGCTTACGGAGTCATCGAAGACGAATCAAAATCCGAAAGATACCGAATCGGCTACCTACTCCAAACCCTCCAACAAATCGAAGCGGACATCAGGCACCGGATCGCGGAGGGGTCTTGGTAAAAAACCCTATCGTTTGCCCTATTCAATCAGATGATTACTGTTGAAGACCTTCTAATTAAAATTGAAGCACTGGGCACCACCAGTTTGAGTATGTCAGAGCGCACTTTTATTGTAGAGGTGTTTCGTGCTGCTGCTTTAACTGAAAACCCTAATATCATGGCTGTCAAACGCATGATCCAAGAGGCACACCTTGAGTACTGCCTTGGTCTCAAATCCAAGAGGAAAAGAGGTGGACAAGATTGAATCATGGACTGTTGTTCTACCTGATCACCGTGAGATCTGCTTTTATGGACACAACAAGACACACGTCATTCAGCAACTAGCTGAGTTGTATCCAGAGGTCGATCTTCTTTCTGTCAACGTTGTTCTCACTCCACAATGGACATCACCGTAGATGAACTGGCTGCAATTCTTTATGATTGCATGACATGGCGACAGCTTCGACAACTAGCCAAGCGTGAAAAGATCAAACAGTATTCTTATTTACGCAAAGAACATCTAGCATTGTTGCTGGCAATCACCACCCAAAACAAGAAATCACGACATGCCGTTTCCCACTCCAAAGTCTGACGAATACGATGATCTCCTTTATACACTCCAGCATATGGCTGTTGATCGGTGTACTGATCTTGTTGGAACTGTTAATGCCCACGCGGACATTCTTGATCCTGCCATCGAGGACGGTCCCGCCGACAAGCTGCTTGCTGCCCAACTTGGTCTAGATGGCAGTGAAGAGGAGATAGACTTAACCCAAGCTTTGATCACGATGCTGAGCAACATCATTGTGATTCGCAAAGCCCGTAGCAGCATCATTAACAACAACGAGGATTGATGGCAACAAAGGAGCAACTCGCCCGACAATTCCAGCGAGAGCTTGATGCTCGCTCCGAAGCCATACGCAGGCTGAGGGAACGCACAAGGACAGCGGAGAACCGCTCCTATGCCAGCTCTACGGTTTATGGCCAAGCTTTTATCAAGCACGGGCTGTATGCCACCACCGTGATGATCCAAGAGAACCTTCGGAAGATCTTCAAGGGGTGGGCCACAGAGCACGCAGAGGCAGCGGCTCCGGTGAAGAACTGTGACAGTGCCGTGTTGGCATTGATCACAGCCAAGGCATCGTTGGATGTTCTTGGTTCAAGGAAAGCAGATCAAGTGACCTACGCGAATGTGATTGCTCGCATTGGTGCGTTGGTTCACGATCAGATCATGCTTGATCAGTTCGAGGCTCAGCATCCAGAGCTGTTTTCACAAGCCAAACTCCACATCCACGCCCATAAAGGGTACATGTACAAGGTTCAACGGTTCAGGGCGGCCATGCGTCGCCATGACATCGAGCCTTTGGCATGGTCAGGACGCACTGGCAAGCGGGTTGGAGCGTGGCTGTTGGATCAGCTGGCTCATGCCACGGGCTGGATCGACGCTGACACCCTCCAGAAGGGCCATACAAAGAGGTCTACGGTACTCAGGTACTCAACAGACTTTTTGACCCACAAGGAGGCGCTTCTAGAGCAGGCTGAAGGCCTTGCCGCTTGTCTATGGCCCATGCTGTGTGAGCCGAACGATTGGACAGGGGAGTTCAAGGGGGGCTACCTGACCAACGAACTGCGCAGACACAGCAAGCTAGTCAGGACAAGGGTTTTCAGAGGATGCTCATTATTACCGGAGAGTGCCGCCATGCGGATGCTCAACCGGCTCCAGAAGGTGCCCTATCGGATCAACCCCAAGATCCTTGAGGTCGCCAACTTCTGCCAGGAACGCCGCATCAGTGTGGGTAAGTTCCGTGCTGAGGAGCCAACCCCTCCACCGCCAAAGCCAGAGCCTTGGGAGTCTTCTTCGGAAGAAGAACGAGAGGCGTACAAGCGTGCTCGAACTGAGATCGAGGATGCCAACGCAGCACTGGCGCAGAAGAACTATCGAACGACTGAGTGTTTGTTTGTTGCAAACAAGTACAAAGACGACACCTTCTGGGAACCCTGGAGTTTTGATTTTCGGGGAAGGGTCTATCCTATTCCGACAAGTCTTAGTCCTCAAGGTACAGACTTCGAGAAGAGTTTATTTCTTTTTGAAGAAGAAGGACCAGTAAATGAGTGGTGGTTGTCTTTTCAAGTAGCCACTACTTATGGTCTTGATAAAGCTCCACTCAAAGACAGAATCCAATGGGCAAGGGACAACCACGAGTTTATTTCTTTGGTTGCTTCTGATCCAAAAGGAACTATCAATGAGTGGTCTTGTGTCGAAGAACCCTGGTGTTTTCTAGCTGCTGCTATTGAGTTCTATGAATGCGTCATCACCAAAAACAAAACAACTTCTGGTCTTCCTGTCAGTGTCGATGCTACCTGCTCTGGTCTCCAACATCTCTCAGCGCTTGCGCTCGACAAGACAGCAGCAGAAATGGTCAACGTTGTCCCCACAGAGAAACCCTCTGACGGGTATGCCATTGTTGCCGCCAAAGCCAAGGAAATCCTTCCTCAACACCTTCATAAAGAAATTACGAGGAAGACTTGCAAACGCACGGTGATGACGACACCATATGGAGTGACGGAGAACTCCGCTCGTGAGTACATCCGTCAGGAACTCAAGGGGGTCGAACTACAAAAGGGCGAGCTTCAAGCCATCGTCAAAGCCATCTATCGCTATGCGGTCAGAGAGGTCTTTGCCGGTCCTTGTCGGTCTATGGAATTTATCCAGAAGACAGCAGGCGAGGTGATCAAATCAGGCCAGACTCGCGTTGAGTGGATGACTCCTTCTGATTTCCCTGTCATCCAGGAGTATCGGAAGAACGACTGTGAAAGGATCAGCACCCACCTGCTGGGACAGCGGATCCAGACGCAGCTTCTGAAACCCTTTGAGGAACGTCAGGTTGACCTGTCGAAAGCCTCAACAGCAGCAGCTCCTAACCTCGTGCATTCGCTCGATGCAGCCTTGCTCCATCTGGTCTTTGCTGAATGGGACCGTCCCTTCACTGTCATCCATGACTGTGTGTTGGGTCGTTCCTGTGACATGGACGGTATGGCTGCTGCTATCCGTGACAAGTTCGTTGAAATCTATTCACAGCCTGTGCTCAAGAACTGGGCAGAGCAGCTGGGCATGGACTTTGACGAGTCAGTCATGATCAACACCCTCGACATCAATGATGTCCAAAACTCCGCTTACTTCTTCTGCTAATGACCACCGCTGATTACGAAGCACTGGCCGATCACTTCGGCGTCCGTGAGTCGATCATTGAAAACCTTCACGAAGAGTTCGAACAACAGGTAGCCAATGGTTACACCGCCGACGAGTACTCTGATTTCTTTATCTACTTGGTCCGGGAATTTTCCCAAGCGGCTTTTCTTTACTCTGCTGAGAATGGCGAAGACATCATTGAGTGTCTTGAAGCCTTCGACACGACGTGGGACTCACTTACTGAGGGCCTTGTCTACGATGGAGTCGAAGAGGAGGCAGCATGTGGCTGATGATTTCCGTTGACCGGATCCATCAGATCATGGAGCAGTATGACCTCACAATGGATGAGGTCCTCTATGCCCACACCTTGTACGATCCGGCCATTGACGATAGTATGGAGGAGTTGTACGAGCTTGTCTCGGACCACAACCTCATTTCCACCACCGCTGAACTGACACACCTTCTGACGCATGTCTGAACGTTTCACAATCACCACCACCCTTGAGGGCTACGTCAACGCCCTGAAGCCCGCAGGCAAGTTCAACAACTGCTGCTTCTCTGCTCGTCTGAGTAAGGAAGACATGGGTAAGTTTGACGAGGTCTATGAGCGTGCTATGGCCTGGGGTCATAACCGCATGGCTGGTAAGCGCAGCACCGAAGAACTGCCCAAGTGGGACGAGGAGGGTGCTTTCAAATACAGCTACGGCGGTGAAAGCAACAACCCCATGTTCCCCTGGGTGGACACCGATGGTCAGCCCATCGACCCTGATACCCCTATCTGGAAGGGGACCAACGTGAGGCTCATCATTGACCTCAAACCCTACACCATGGCATCCAAGATTGGCCTTTCCTTCAAAGTCCGAGGTGCTCAAGTTATCAAACTGGTCGGCCCTGGCGGGTCTGATAGTGGTGAGCTTAGTGCTGAGGATGTGGCTGGCATTTTTGGTACTACAGATGGTTTCAAGTCAGGCTCTCCATCGTTTGAACCAAATGAGGATGCGCTTGGTTCCACTACCATCGAAGACGACCTTCCCTTCTGAATACCGCAATGATTGACACCACCATCACCAAGAACAACGAGCTGGGTCTGTACGAATGTACGATGACCGTTGAGCTTCCCAAGATCACCGTCACTCGATTCAAGGCTGATCGAAACGACTTCAAATACGAGATGCGACGCGCTGTGTCGGAGATCGTTGAGGAGATCGTTGAGAAAGGCATTGATGACTGATGACTAAGTACCGTTCTCGTCTTGAAGAACGGCTTAGTAAGTGGTTATCTCAAAACGATTATTCCTTTGAATACGAAACCGTTAAGTTAG